ACGAACTGGTGTAGATCCTCGCCCCACGGTCGGTCTTGCCGACGAAGTGAGGTATGGTCTTCGTGTTGAGCTTGCCCTTCGCGATGCCTAGCGCCGCCTTTAGGGCGTTGTCCAGCGATAGCGCTCCTTGGACGGCCTCCAAGAGCGCCCTGGCCACCTCGCCATTCTGGTCCTTGGCGTAGAAACTGAAGTTGAACGCGGCCCAGTAGGATCCGGTGAGGTACCGCCTGGTGACGGCGGGACCCACGTCGTGGCGGACCATCAACTCAAAGTCCTGATCGTCGGTGAACGTGTCGTAGGGCACCGACTCGGGGACTCCGGTAACCTTCGCGCGCACGTGCTCCAGGATGCGGTCCATGAGGTCAGCCATTCAGAGCCCCTTGTGCAACACGTTCCCAGTCATCGACCCGGGCGGCCTTGGCCTCTTCGAACCACTTCATCGTGGCGTTTGGGTTCTTGTCGTGGCTCTTGTTTGGCTTCTGGTAGTACTGCTCCCTGGCGTAGGACGTGTTCCATGACACCTCCCCAGGTTTGCCTTCGTTGTATCCGAGGATCGCCGAGTCCTGCAGGTCGCCTCGGTCCTCGGGGCAGTAGTAGTTGCTGTCCTTGATCACCTGCATGTCGAGGGCGATCTGAGACCGTGCAATGGGCACCTGGAGCCTCGAGAGCACTCGCGACACGTCGAATTCGATGCGGACCTCAGACCCCACAGTAGACCTCCCAGTGATGTACCAGGGGACCGTCGCCGGTCAGGGGTTCGACAGCACGAACGATGATCACCGACGTTCCGGAGGTCACTCGGTCCTTGGCCTTGATTTCGAACGCCCTCGGCGCGGAATTCTCCCGGTCCACAAAGATCTTGTACCGGTCGTTCTTCATGTCTCCGAGGGACTTCTGGGCCGACTGCCTGACAGGTTCCACGCGGACGAACGTAACCTCGACAGCCTCGCCGAACACCGAAGTGGCTCCATTGGTTCTGAGGTAAGGCTCGACCGTGATGGAATGCGGTAGCAGTCGCCGAGGGATGGGCTGGCTCACAGGAGCTCCACGCCGCGGAACATGAGGCCAGTCTGCTCAAGGAACATCAGAGCCCGGGGCGCGAGGCTTCCGGCAGGTCGGCGCTGAGTCAGGCCGACCGACTTGGAGAAAGAGCCGATTTGCTCCTGGCCCGCCGTTTCGTCGCGGTTGTAGGTGTCGCCGTTGAGCACGTAGAACTCCGCTTGAGCGCACACGGCGCGGCGCACGAGGTCCGAGACATCGGCCCCCGACAGGGCTTCGTCGGGGATGCCGCCAGGGCATGCGAGTTTGATGTCGTCGGAGGCCCGGGCCAGGATGCGCGCCAGGACTCCCGTGGTGATCGGGTCGACTCCGAGGTAGGTGGTCAGGTAGTAGGTGGAGTCGACGGCGATCATCTTAGGCCTTGTCCTTCAAGGCAGCTTCGGTGGCCTCGGTAAGCTTCTTGTCGCCCCAGCGCCCCAGCGCCTTTTCGGTAGCGGGCTTCTCGGTCTTGGGGTCGATCACACCTGCGGCTAGGGCGGCGTCGACGAGAGCCTTCTTCTCGGGGCTGAGGGGCTTCTCAGTTTTGGGGTCGTCTTCGTCATCTTCCAGGACGACCGAGGTCGGGGTGAGATTCCCCTCTTCGTCGCACTCTCCCGCGAGAGCAAATCCTTGCGCCTTGAGTTCCTTCACCCCGGCGGCATCGTTGCGGATCTTCGAAAGAGACCCCTTGGTCAGCAGATGCATGCTTCCCTCCTTGGGAAAAGGCCGGGCCCTAAAGGGCCCGGCTCGTGGTCTAGGGCTTGATGTCTCCCGACGCCAGGTCAGCGTTGAGGAACTTGACGACGTGGCCCGTCGCGTCCAGCTCGTACATTCCGAGGAAGTCGCTGGCCGTCGCCGTGATGTCCGCACCCGAAACGTAGGCGGTCAGATCAGTGGGAACATCGTTGAAGTTCGCGCTGATGGCCGAGCCGGCCTTCTTGTAGGCGAGGGTGTTGCCGGTGCCCTTGGTGGCGGTGAACTTCGTGGTGCCCGAGACCGCACCCTGGGCGACAGTCGCCGAGAGCGCCGGAGCCGCGATGGCCGTGTAGCTCACCCAGATCGAGGGGAACTTGTTGTCGAGCACCCACAGGTCATGGAACTTGCGGTACTGGATCTTCCAAGCGTCCATGTCCTGGTTCTGTTCGGGGGTCCAGATCCGGGGCTTGTCGGTCTTCACGATGGCAATGACCGCACGTCGGCTCATGATGATCCAGTTGATCTGCATCGCAACGGACGAGGGCGCGAAACCGAAGGTGGAGACGCCGGTGGCGAAGGTGTAGTCGGTCTTGAACCGGGCCGAGGGGATGCGGAACATGGGAATCCCGTCGAGACTTTTGACCTTCGTCTGGAGGGCGCCGTTGGCGAAGTCGTCGACACTGATGTGCTTTTCTATGTCGGTGGACTTGTCCAAGACATTGGCGGCCGCGTTGCTAATTGCGATGACCAAAGGCTCGTTGTCGCCGATGACATCCTGAATGGCCGTGATGTTGTCCTTCAGCTCGTCGTAGATCGTACCGGTGGCGGGGGTGTATGCTCCGCTGCGGAGCTTTTGGTTGGCCAGCTGGAAGATTTCCGAGTACCGGAACGAGTCGACCTCAGGAATGACCCACTGGCGCTGGAAGTCGCCCATGACCATGGCGGCGTTCGCGACAAAGTTGGTCTCGTTGACGTCCATCGAGTCGAGGATGAACTCCTTGCCACGGTCCCTGGTGAGCTCGCGCTCTTCCCATTCCAGAGTCACGCCACCGCGAGGAAACCCAGTGTCTCGGTCGTAATCACCCATGCCGGTCGTGGTGATCTTGGGAATCTTGACCTTGCGGCCGCCGTTGTAATGAACCTGCGAGGCATTAGCCTCCATCCATGACGTGGTGGACTCGAGCATGAACTGCTCATCCAGGGCGGTCATGAAAATGATCGCGTATTCGAGGGTGTTTACTGCCCCTACCTTTCGGGCCAACTTGGGCCCCATGGAAATGCCCGATCCCTACGGATCGGAGAAACCCCGTGGAGAAGGCCACGACCTCGGACCCTGATTTATGCCGCTCAGGCTACGGCCAACCCGTGATTAACCCCACGGCGGATTCTTGCAGGAGCCGGATTTGAACCGACGACCTCCGGGGAGTAAACCCGGCAAGCTAACCGCTGCTCCATCCTGCTGCTCCGAGCCTAGCAAACAGGAACCCAATGCACTGTAAAACTCCCCGGGCATAAAAAAGCCCCTCCGGAGAGGGGCTGATGCGGATCGATACAGCCTATGCATTCAGGGGCGGGAGGCCCATCGCGGCCCGGACGTCTGCCGCGGCTTTCACGGCTTCCGGCGTACCCTGGTTCTTGGTCTTTCCTCCCGCGCCGGGAGGGACCGGAGTGGGCGAACCGGACTTGAACTCCGGGTTCTCCTTGAGGAATGCCTCGACCTTGGCTTTGGGATTGTCGCCGTCGTAGGCGGGGATGAGCTTGGCGGCCCGCTCCACTTTCGCCGGGTCGACACCGAGAATCATGGCCTCGGCCTTGATCTCAGCAGCAAGCGCCCGAGCCTCTGCGGCGGTCAGCTTCTCGCCGGTCTCCTTGTTCGCGTCAGCGAGCCTTTGGGCCTCGGTCTTCTCGGCGTCCTGGATCTTCTTCAAGGTTGCCAGATCTTCCTTGAGCTTTCCAGTGGACTCAACGCCGGCTTCCTTGAGGAGCTGGGCGACAGCCTCCCTCTTGGCGTCCGCCTTGAAGGCATTGACCTGGTCGTCGGTATATTTCGCTTCGGGCTTTCCCTGGGGAGTCTCGGCGGGCGGGGTCTCGGGTGTGGATCCACCACCCCCACCGCCTCCTCCCTCTCCTTCGAAGAAAACACGGGGGAACAAAACGTCGTCTTTTACTCAAACCTCCTTGGTTTGTTGCTTCTCTACCCGGGGCCAGGATTTGACGCCCGGTTCGTTGCGCAGTATGCTTCGTGAATGGACTACTCTGCGGCCATTGGCTGGCGCTACGATACCCTGGAAGAACTCGACTCCGATCGGGCTTGGTACGTTGAGAACGGGTACGGCGCCGAGTACTTCGATGACCAACTTGCTCTTGCAATTGCAGCCAGCAAGAACCATGACCATGCGAAGACCGCTTCGCTGTTGCCAGTTCTCCTTGCAAAGTACCCGCAGCACGCCGAAACGTTGCAGTCGATTGCGGTTCCCGGTCTTGTCGGCGTCGAATAACGCTTTCATTGCGCCGCCAACTCCTCAAACTTCCTGAGATACCCCTTTCCCTTGTCTGAGTTCTCAAGCATCGAAGAGAACGACCACGCGAATTTCTTCCCTGTTGCGGCCTTGAAGAACTTCTCGTAGTCGCCGATCTGCTTCGTTGCCTTGGCCTCGAGGACCAGTGCCCGAATCTGCTGGTTGGTCTTGCCGACAGCGCGGAAGATCCGCTCCATGGCATGCGTGTAGTACGAGTACCCGGGCGACCGAATATCAGCCCCATCGGACACCTTCCATTGCAGGCCCAGTGCCTCAGCGTAGTCCTTCGCCAAGTAGACGGCAGATAGGTCATTGACGGTCTCGAGCATCGTCACATAGCGCTCATTCCGGAGTCTGGTACCGTCGAAGGGTTGCCCGTGCAGGTGCATGTGTTCGTGGACCATTGTCCGGAAGTTGACCGCCTGGTTGAATGGCCCCGCTAGGTCAAGTTTGTCGTCGACAGCACCGGCCTTGAACACTGCCTCAAGGCTCTTGCCGACGTCCCGGCAGAGATAGACCATGCCCAGAGCGTTCGCCCGACCTCGATCTCCATTCGGGAAGTTCTGGACGACCAACGTCGTCGACGCGAGGGCGATGTACTTTGCGCCAGAGACTCTCTCGACCATGGCGGTGAGCTCCGGGAGCCTCGCCTGCAGCTCATCGACAGACTTCGGCCTGGCGGGTCCAGCAGGAGCGTCCGGAGCCGGCCGCGTAACAACTCGACCGGGTTCGCTCTTGGTGTAGATCTGCTCCCGATCTGGCCGTCTCGTTCTTCCGGTGCGAGCAATGAACGCCCTCATTGCGGCCTGGTAGTCCCTGACGCGGTCCCTGGCCGCTCCTGCACCCCTTGGGTCTCCGATGGCCTCCAGCATGTCCGCCTCGCGCTTGGCGGCACGAATCGAGCGTTCGATGGCCCGCTGGGCCTGGCTCTCCTTGTAGGCGGCATCGTTCTCCTCGCTGTCGTAGGGCTCGTAGGTCTTGCGGGAGAGGCCTTCGAAGAACGGATATTGACGGTGACCGCAGTTGATCCCAAAGAGACCCGCGGGCTGGCCATACGATGTCGAGGTGAGGGCTGGGTACTTGGAGTGAGTCCCCGAGATTGAGAGGATCGTACCTTGGTAGGGCGCACACAGAGGCCTTGCACCGAGGTGCGAGGAGACTTCGATGAGGTCGGCGCCGTACTGCTGCGCGCGCGTGAGCTGGGTGTCGGCCACGACCCGGGCCGAAGTCGACCGGAGGACCATGGAAGCGTAGGCCTCGGTCGACCACTGCTTCCCTGCCCGGTCTGTGATCGAAGGAATGCCAGCGGCCGCCCACTCCTTGACCGTCGACACCAGGGCCTCGCGCGCCGACATGCCACCGGTTAGCACTTGCAGACTGGTGCGGTTGATCGTGTCGACGTAGACCTGTCCGCAGTTCTGGAGCATCGCGGCCATGGACTTGCTCAGGCCTTCCCGCCCCTGCCTCTGCCAGTTCTGAACCACCGCCTCGAGCGCCGGATCCGCTTCGAAAGGAAGTACTCCCTTGAGCAGCGCGCCATCCTCCTCCGCAGTTCGGAATAGCTTCTCCTGGGACCTCAGTCCCTCAAAAGCCTTGGCCTCAAGTTCGGCGTTGATCCCGTTCAGCACAGCATCCCGATACCGCGTGATCGTCGCCAGCGCTTCGTCATTCAGGGCCCCCAGGCGTCGCAGACGGTCGATCTTCCAGTCAGCCGAGTCAACGTTCCCACCGGCCAGCAAACGAGCAATGGCGGTGAGGAGTTCAGTCTCAGCTTGGAGGATGAGGTCTGTGGAGCTGACGGGGACCCTGACGAGGTTCACGCGGTAGCGGCCTTCTTCAACGGCTCACCCGTACGCGCGTCGAGGCCCTTGGACTTCGCCGAGGAAATCGACCGAGCGATGAAGCCGGGGTAGCGGAATGGAGCTTGGACGAACAAAGCGAGCTTTCGCCAGCCAGTGGCCCGGTAGGTTCCGATTAGGGCCTTGAGGAAGAACCCGAAGGACAGGTGATTCCCGGTGGTGACACCCAACCAGTCCGTGAACTTGCGCCGGCGCTTGGCCGAGAGGCTGTTATAGAGATCGTCGCCCAGCCGGTAGAGCTGCTGGTTGTTGAGCTTCGCCAGGCGCTCTCCGGTGATGGGCTTGGTCCTGGTGAACTCGCACAGCTGATGGTATCGCCGGAGCCCTGCGGCCCGGTCGCGTTCGGCCTTGGGTCCCTTTTCGTGGATGATCAATTCGCTCCTCCTTGCCCGCCACCGAATCCCGGCGTCGGGTCCACCACGATGGTGTTTTCTTCCTTGATCTTCGCGGCCATCTCGGCGGCCTTCACGTCGTCGAGGCCGTGAATTGCCTTGAGCGCGGTGATACGATCGGTGAGCTTGTTCTGCGTGAGCCCCTGCCAGTACGCGGCCCGGGCGTCGCGGGACTCAATGACCGAGTCGTCCCACGTGATCGATGGTTCGGTGTCGACCGCGCCTTCGAGGCTGTACGCCTTCCCGAGGAGGTTGATGACTCTGAAGAGGTGCTTTAGGCCGTCGTCGAGGACACCCTGGAAGGCTTTCATGGTCTTGAAGGTCTTGGAGTTGTCGCTGATGACCTCTGTCGCGGTCTTCACACTCGTCCCGTCGAACGAGAAGTATCCGGCCGAGAACCCCACCTGTACCGAGAACAGGTCGAGGCCGGTCTGGATGGCTTTTCGAAGCTGTTCGATGCGCAGGTCGAAGGTAAGGTCGGTGGGTTTCATCTTGTCGGCGTCGTCGGTCTCCAGACGGACGAACACCCGGTCCGTGGGATCGAAACCCACTCGTCTGGTCTGAGTCTCTGGGTCCAGGAACCCGCGCATTGTCGAGGCCGGGAGGGCGATGCGCCGGCCGCCGAGTTCCACCTCGGAGTAGAACTGGTCGAAAGCAACGTCGAGCGCTTCGATGGTGTCCAGGGCGTTCGCGCCGATTGAGATTCCAAGTGGGCTCTCGGGATCGATGTTGTTCGCCTCAGGGTTGCGGAAGTAGAAGAACAGCGGCTCCTCGATGGGAATGAAGACTGAAGGAACAAGGCTGTCGTCAAACTCGGCGAGGGCCAGTTCTCGCTCGGTTTGCTCATCGAAGACCCTGTGGGTGATCTGGTATCCCGATGCAGCCGGTCCACTCGAGCCGTCTTCGACGTAGTCCTCAACGCTCTTGTGTTGCTCCAGATGGACCAGGGTCTTGCCCCCGACAACCCGGCGATCGACGAAGATTCCCCCGCACACTCGGGCGTTGTCCCATTCGGTAGGCACGAAATTCATGGCCTTCACGAAGTCGAGCGAGACGTGCCCATTCTCCGGTGCGGCCCGAGGCTCGATGCACACCTTGATGACCTGGCCACCGAGGGCAGCCTGGAACTCCGAGGTCTTCTTCAGGTTGTCCCAAAGCTTCTCGGTCTGGATGACTTTCTCAACCAGCGGCCCAACGTTGACCTCGGGAGGTTCGGCTAGAGCCAAGCCGGCCAGCTCAGAAGCGGCCACCTTGAGCGCGTTCAAGCTTTTGCGCTTTCGGCTGCGCTTCGTACCCTTGGCGTCTACCCACGAGTAGTCCAACCACGGCGCCTTGGCTCGGTAGACGGCCCACCAATGCTCCAGGTTCTTGTCCGAACCGATGACCTCGGGCGGGATCTGCGAGGGCTTGGCGACTCCAACGAGTTTCGCCAGGAATGACAGGATCTTGGACCAGAGAGTGTTTACCGGGTTTCCTCCATGAGCATGCTCGCATCTCGTTCCACCGCGTACTCAGCGGCGTCGAGGCTGTCGATGTTCGTCGTCCCGTCGTCGAGCCGCTCAAGCTCGGTCGGGTTTTTCTCGTTCCAGACTGCGTTTTCCCACGCCTCGATGGATTTCTTGCAGTGGGCCATGACGTGCGCCCTGTCCTGCGAGAACAGGGAGTCGAAAAGGCGGATCCGGTTCACGACTTCGCTCTTGAGGGCATTCTCAAGCTGCATGGGGACGCGGTTGGCGGCCGCCGCCGCATTCATTCCTTTCCGAAGGATCTGCTCAGCCGAGTCCGCGAAGCCGCGGTCCACTGGCCAGCGTTTTGCGACCCGCACGTAGAATGCGATCCACCGCCGGTTTAGCTCATCCGGGGTGATGATGCCCGTGATGTACTCTTCCTCGAGCGTGACAATGTGCGTCCGCTTATCGTCGCCGATGAACCATCCGGTTGCATTGAAGGCGGTGGCCGACTTGTTCCCGCCGAAGTCTACGCCGATGGAGACGCGGTAGATCTTCGCCGGGTACTCGTACAGCACATTCCCTGGTTCGCCGCGCTTGTTGTTGCGGAACGAGGGGAAGCAGCCCCCCTCCCCGCGCACCCGGAGGCCGAGGATGTAGCGCTTGTAGAACACGCCCCGGTAGCTCGCGGCGAGCTTCGCTTTTCGCTCGTCGCTGATCGCCGGGTTGTCGTCGAGGGTGAAATGGAAACGCCGGTACAGCCCGGGAACATGGTCAGACCCCCAGCGGTCGATTCCGATACCGGGGTCCTTGTAGAACCAGTGTGTCGGAAGGTCGGGGTTCAAGGTCATGAAGTTGCAAATCCGCTTCGAGGCCGCGGATCGGCCGAGGGCAACCTCGATGAACTTCCGGTTCTGCAGCGGTCCCTCGTCGAAGTACCAGCCGCCGACCGAGAGGCCCTGGATCTTCTTGAAGCTGCTCTCGTCGTTTCCACCGGTCAGGTAGATGCGCTTCCCGGCGTAGTCCAGGAAGACCCGGCCAGCCGCGTCTCGGCGATACCTAGCGGCGCCGTTGGTGATCGCGATGAAGCCGTAGACCGGGTCGTCGATGCAGTTCTGGCAGAGGGTACCGAGGGTGTTCCCCGACATGCCGAAAGCCTTGTCCGGGGAGTTGAGCACGAAGTCATCCCAAGCGTAGAGGCTGGTGAACGTCTTCGATGACCGGATGGCCCCCTCGAACACGGTCGTCTCCACGGGGTCCTGGTGGCTGAGGCGAAGAGCCCCGATGGACTTGGATCGGAACGGGAGGACCTCGGTTACTGGCCACCCCCGTACTCGCCGAAGAGCTTGTTGTGACGCTCCCGGTTTTGCTTCGCTACGACCTCCGGGTCGATGGTGTCGGTCTTCGTCATTGAGGGGTTCGCCCACCCCATGTTCATCAGCACGAAGGTCACCCCGGCCGGGCGAATCTCGGGGTTGTAGATCTGCTTCTCGACGAAGTTCTCGACCCGGAGCTTTGCGCGTGAGATCACGTCCACAAATGCCTTCTTGCTTTGATAATTAATTAGCGATTGGCGCGAGGAGAAACCCAGGTGAAGCGCAAGGCCGGTCACAGTGGGTGGGTTTCGATCTTTCACCACCGGCGCCCCAAACTGGTTGAAAACCATCTTCCCCTTCTCGTCCGTGACGTAAGTGGTCCCGCACAAAGCGAAGTACTCGTCGATCTTGGCCTGGAGTTCTTCGGCTGTTTTGTAGAACGGGGGCCTTGCCACTAGATCTCACTCCGTGCCAGGAACGCGAGGACATCCTCCCGAAGGATCCCCTCATCGTCCGGCTCACCGCAAACTTCGAATTGCTCCCGCACTTCGTCGGGGCTCATGTCCAGCATCGTTGTCACTTCCTCGAGTGACAGAATCGGGCTTAGGCGGCCATCAAGAAGTCCAGGTCGAGCAGTACCCTCAATCCAGACGTCGGCCCCCTCATCGGGCGACCAGGAAGCCGATGGGCGGCCAGCCGTCCGCATTCGATGAGCCATCGGACGTGCCGCTCCGTGACCTCCTTCCGACCGTGCCGCTTCTCGTAAGCGGTTGCAACCTTTGCAGCTTCCTTCACCGTGACCAGGCGCATCCTTCCGACCCTCCCTTGAACAATGCACGATTCACCCCCAACAACACTGGAAAACTCACCCCGCCTCAGCCACCGGATCGAAGTCATCAGGCGCTCTCGGGTCGAAGTCATCGCCAGGCTTCGTGATGGGTGGTGCTTTGGCCGGCTGGCGTTTGGCGGCCTGAGCCGATGCGATGAAGTCCTTGGCAGTCGTCTGGGAGAGCTCGGCCTTGGCCTGTGCAACCGCTGCGTCGAGCGGTGGAGCTGGCTTCACTGGCTTGGCAGCGAGATCCTGACGAGCGCTGCGAGGGGCTGGGTTGGGAGGCGCGAACGAACCGGACGGGGGCGCTTCAGGCGCGCCCGCGGTAGGTTCAAATTCAGCTTCAGGAACAGAAGAGTCGTAATTAACCCCTTGTGGGTTAATTACTCTTCTTTCCTTTCCTTTACTTTGTGTACTTTCCCCAGGAGTTTTGCGTGTTTCCTCCGGAGTTTTCGGGGTTTCCTCCGGAGTATTTCCAGGGGAAACCTCCAGTAGGCAAATTTCTGGGTCGATCGTGCTGTTGTTCCTCTTTGAAGAGACGGCAATGCCAAGCCAGCGTTTCTGGATTCCGCGCGAGGTGAGGAAGCCCTTTCCGGCAAGAATGTCAGCCGAGAACACGCCCTTCTCTGCGGCGAATAGAACGAGTTTCTGGAGGTCTTCTAGGTCGATTCCGTTCTCGTCTGAGAACAGTAGCTGTGTGTCCTCGTCCCAGCGCAGGGCGTACCCCTCGCGATAGATCGCTCTCCAGAGTTCGAGGATGCAGCCGACCCCGGCCAGCTTGAAGCGGGCCTTGATCAGCTTCATGTTGGTCTCCCAGGACGTGTCCACAGGGAAGTAGTCGAGGCCGCGTTTCTCTGGTCTTGCCATGGTCCCCCCAAAAGTCTCGAAGCGGGCAGGATTCGAACCTGCGGCCTTGCGGCTACCGTACTCAGCTATCCCTCACGAGGAAGGCCTAGCGTCCGCTCCCGTCGTCTCTCCGACTGTCTCCCATGTTTCCCCACACTGGCCTTGTCGCGGACCTACGCCCCTCCCGAGAGAGTGGTCACCATCCTTGTTTGAGCAGTGCTTCGTTGACGAACAGCACCAGCACGGGTCCATTCTCTCCGACGATTTCGCCTGTAGCCGTGTCCTTGAACCGGTATCCTCCCCGGGTGGAGATCCGAACCTTTCGAACCGCAGAGGAGGCACAAAGGGCCGCTAGGGCGGTTTCCGGCGCCATGGGGGGAAGGTCCACCACAGGCGCGATGTCGGGCTTCTCACGTCTACTCACGCGGCTACTGCCTCCTTTCTGGGACGCAAGCGGCGCACCTCGACTCGGCTCCCGACGAGCTCCTGGATACCCTGGTCATGGCTGATGAGGACCGTGTGCCGGCGTCCCGACTGGGCGTGAGCGGCTTGGAGCATCCGGAAGTACGTCAACTTCTGCTCAGGGTCCAGCGCGCCGTCGGCCTCGTCCTGGAACACCGTGAGGAACTGGAGTCCGGTCGAACGGGCGCGGATGATTCCGAAGGCGTCGTAGAGCGCGCGCCGGATCCAGACCGCCTCACCGCCAGAGAGCGTCGCGATCTCCTGGGCCTCCCCGGTCTCGGTGTCGAGCACGTCGATGAGGAAGTCCTCGATCTGCTTCTGAGCCTTGCCGGATCCCGAGAGCCTGGTCGTCCGGGCTTCCAGCTGATACCGGGACCCGAAGGCGCCCTTGAGCAAATCGTTGGCGATGGCCATGATCGAGGGCGCCACGGCGTCGAGCTCGAGGGCCTGGATGCCCTTGTCGGAGCACGCGAACTCCAGGAGGCGCCACTCGGCCGTTTCGACCTGGAGCTTCGCCAAGGCCGCTTTGAGCTCGTCCACGGCCTGGAGGTCCTTGGCCAGGTCGGTGAGGCGCTGCTGGGCCTGTTCAAGCGCCGCGACGGCTCTGGCTTCGCGTCCCTGAGCGTCCCGGTACGCGGAGCGGGCGGCCTCGAGCGAGTGGCGTGCCTCGGCCAGTTCGGCGTCGAGTTCGGGCCTCAGGCCGGCGCGGAGTTCCTCGGCACGGCGGCGCTCGCGGTCTGCTGTAGCCTGAAGGTCGGCGAGCTGTTTCGTCAGTTCTTCGATGCGGACCTGGGCCACGTCAGCCGCGGCGATGGTCGCTCGAGCCTGTGCTTCGTCGATCCAGAGCAGTTCGCCCTTGATCCGCTGGCGCTCGGTATCGTTCCAGGCGGGGACGGTGCTCGGGGGCGGGGTGAACGACGGGTAGGTCTCCTGGGCCGGCGCCGGAAGGGTGTCCCGGGCGGTCTTGGCGGTGGAGTATTGGCGGTCCAGTTCCTGGGTGGTCGAGCTGGCGGCGGCCAAGAGGTTCCGGGCCTCGTCGAGGCTGGCCTCGAGCTCCGCCCTGCCCTTGCGCACGGTCTCCAGTGCGTCGGCAGGAAGTCCCTGTCCGCAGGTCGGGCACATCTCGGCGACGGGGGCCTTGAGCTGGCCTTCGAGGTGTTCGATGCGGTGCTGGAGACGGACCTCGGTGTCCCGGGCGGCCGTGTACCTCCGCAGGATCTCGTCCATGTTCCGGGTCATTTCCTTGACCTGTCCTTGGTGGGCAGCGAGACGCTCCTGGTTCTTCTCGTTGACAACCTGGCGACCTTGCTCATGGACATCCCGCGCCGCGTCGACCACCTTCCGCTCCTCGGCCACGGCTTCCATGTGCCGGGCGTAGGCCTCGTTCTGGGTGGTGAGTTGGGCGCTCAGGGCGTTGAACTTGGCCAGGGTATCGACGGCGGCCGGACGCGCTTTGACGGCCTGCTGGGCGCTCTCGATGTCCGCTCGTGCGGCGATCGCCCTGCTGTTGGCGTCCATGGTCAGGTCTTCGGCTTCTCGTGCCTGCCGGAACCGCTGGGCGTTGCTCTCCGCCTGAGCCGACAGCGCGTCGACGGCCTTCGTCTTGTGCTTCCCGACTTCGGCGAGAATTCCGAGGTCTTCGCGAGCAGACTCGACAATCCTGCCGAGGTCTTCGATCTGCCACTCAAGATCCTCGCGAACCGGGAGTCGCGCCGTGAGCACGTTGATCTCCGCTTCCTTGGCCCCCTGCTGGCCCTCGCTTTGGTCCCCTCGGCCCTTGGCGATGAGTTTGAAGGCCTCGAGGTAGTCGGTCCCGCAAAGGGCCGAGAACAGCGCCTTGCGCTGGCCCGGGGTGGCGTCGGCGAGGTCGGGCAGGTTCTTGGGCTGGCGCTGGGTGACGAACGCGGAGCGGAGGTAGAGCTCCTTCGACCCGAACAGGCGGTCGACGGCCTCAACGTATCCTTCCTTGCGGCCTTCGATGCCCGGGAGCGGTTGGCCGTCGGCCCACAGGTAGTACTCAGTGGTTCCGCTGGCGGTGGCCGCGTTGATCGTGATCATCGCCCGGTACTTCGTTCCCGTCGCCACGTCGGTCCAATAGAGATCGCGGAAACTGTCGCGGAGGTAGAAGTGATCCTTCAGCGTGCCCTCGCGGGTGAGCAGTCCGGGCCACGGGTGCAGGTTCTCCAGCAGCGTGGTCTTTCCCGCTCCGTTCCCGCCGATCAGGGCGACCAGGCCGGCGTCGATCTCGTCGAGGTTGAAGTCAACCTCCTCGAGCCCCGACTTCTTCTTCAGTCCGATCGCGCCACGGAGCACCAGGCGGTTCAGGACGATCCGCTGTCCCTTTCCAACGGCGCCGGTCCGGGCCGCTTCGGCTTCGACCTCGTCGGCCTTGGTCAGGACGCCCGCGGGGATGGCCTTCGAGGAGTTCTCGCCCCAGACGGTGACCTTGTCGCGAAGTTGAGTCTTGGACGTGATGTCACCGGCCCGGACGGTTTCGGTGGGGAGCACGTTGAGGGTGACGCGGGATCCAGGGGCGGCGCCGGCCGCCTGGAGTTGTTCCATGAAGAACTCGGTGTCGATCGACACGGACTCTTCCTTGGTGCAGGTGATCTCGATCCACATCCGGGCGCCCTTGACCACGAGATTCACGGGGAAACCATCGGGCCAACGGAAGCCGACCTTCCGGTTAACCGGGTGGCCGAAGGGGACGCGGGTGACGCGGTGAGAGAAACCCTCGGAACCGTCCGGGGAGCCGAACAGCTCAGCACCGTCCGTCGTATGCCGAGAGATCTCCACCAAGTTCGCCCCGACCTCGTGCGTCTCCCCGAAGTTGATCGGGTACGCGCTCCCCGGGTAGTAGAACGGCAGACCGATGGACTCGCCGACCCGCTGAGGCTCGTGGATATCTCCGGCCGCGATGTAGTCCGCACCCACAGCGGCGAGGTCGTCGATGCTGGGCCGAATCCCCGAGCCGTTGTCGAGCAGGTCGCCGTTCTGGAGCCGAGCGCCGCCCACCTGGCCGTGGTAGAGCATCACACACGGGAGACTCGGGTACTGCCGGCGGATAGCTCCCAGGCCAGTGAACAGGCCTCGAAGCCCGTCGCGGACAGCTTGCTCGGCTTCAGCCTTCGTGTCGGTGTACGCGGCGAGCCACTTCTTGGAGGGCTCAGGGACGCCGAAGAGGAGGGCTCGGGCGTCGTCACACTCACCCTCGAACACTCCCAGTTTACCAGCCAGGGTCCCGAGGAAGTACTGGAGGTCCGGTTCCAGGATTGTGATCCCGAACTTGCTCGCCAGCGAGGGGAAGACGTCCAGAGACCCGGCCGCGTCGTGTGTCGGGGTACCGTAGATGATCACAACGGGCGCGACGTCGGCCAGGGCACGGATGCCTTCGCGAATGTCGTTGAACCGGCTACCGTCGGTGTTCTGGACGACAGCGTCCCAGATGTCGCCAGCGATCGCGATCAGGTCGACGCCTTGGGCGGATTTACGGGCGACCGCGAGAGATTGGAGCAGCTCGTCGGCGCGCTCCCGGTTACCGTGGAGGTCAGCGAGGTGGAGGAGTTTCATCAGCTGGCCTCCTTGAGGACGCCCAAGTTGACCAGAACGCCCTTCGCCTTGCCGAGCATCTCGGAGATCTCCTCGGTGGTGTACCCGTCCGGGTTCTTCACCATGTCGTGCATCTTGAGGACGGCGCCGGAGCCGGGACCGAGGTTCTTCTCGTACTTCGCGAGGTAATCCTGAACGGTGGCGACGTAGACCAGCTTTGGATCGGGATCGGCGTCGGCGGCCGGGGAGAAGTCATCTTCCGATCCTGGGCCAACGCGCCGCGGCTCGGCATCGGGTTGAGCGTGGGCGATAGCCTTGGTCTGAGATCCTGCTGGAGGACCAAAGAGGGCCGCCGTGTTCCCGGTAATCTGGTTGAGCATGTGCTGGGCCACCATCTCGTTTTTGGCGTTGACGATGATCCGGCTGAACAGGAAAGTCCTGGTCGCTCCGTCCTGGTCGTCCTTGGAAAAGAGGTCCTTGAATCCGGTCTGCATACCCAGGAGGGACAGCGTTGCCCGCGACCTTGCGCCAGTATTCGCGCGCTGGCGCCCGACTTTCTGAAACTGAATCCGTTCGAGGGCGATCTCGTTGAGGCTCATCTCGCGCCGACCGGGCTTGTTTCCGATCTTGTTCTCCCAGTCGGCCTTGCCGTTGAGCTTCGACTCTTCCAGGCGGACATCGACGTCGAACTCGTACTCGCATACGGGACCCATCTGCCACTTTCCATCCGGGCCCAGAACCATGCCCTGAGCGGTGCCGACGTAGCACCCGTCACCCTCTTTTCGGGTGGTCTCGGCGGTGGTGTTGAAGTTGATGCCGGCGGCCTGCGCGAACTTGTCGAGGGTCTCTTTCTTGGGTGCGTAGCTGCCGGCGAGATTGTGGAACTCGTCCTTGCGGACAACCACAGCCTCGATCTGGACCTCGAGCAGAGGCGAAAGCTCCTCGAGATGCGAAGGCTTGATGAAGCTACGAGCGTTCGGGTACTTCTTGATGAACTCTTGGGCGGCGGAAGTCGTCACGGTGTCCTCCTTGGTGACGGTGAAAGAAGCCACGGGGTGCACCTTTCGGCGTTGCCCCACCCCGGGGCGCAAGTGCTGGAGGACAGCACGGAAGCCGGGCATCAGCTTCCGTGTGGCCCTCGTATCCAATCAAGCCGAGGCGAGGGCCTCGACCAGGTCGTAGCGGTATCGGACGGGGCCGTCGGTGCTCCGGCCCTCAGCTTCGTTGAGCGAGAACACGGCGGTGTCGGCGGCGTGACGCGGAAGTGCGTCGGTTACGATCTTGGGGAGTTCGCGATCCTTGCCGTATTGAGCAGTCGTCGGGTACTTCACGACGTAGAAGGTGGGCATCAGCTGGCCTCCGGTGCAAAGTCGAAGAAATAGCCAGTGGTGCCATCTGGAAAGGTGATCAAGACCGGGTTGAGTGCAAAAAGGCCCCCTCCGGCGTAGTTGCAGGGCCCTCCTGTCTTGTCACCAAGTTCCTTCTTGGAGCCGATGGATCGACCAATACAGGAGAATCCGATGTGTCCTTCGGGGGCTCCCGCATCCTTCCAGTCCTTGACGCTGGCAACGTAGCCGCAAGAAGGACAGACAAAGCGCCAATTCTGCGGGTCGTCGCCAAAGCGGCGCTTGGCCTCAGTTGCCCACTCTTCGTGGGTCATGGTTATTGGCTTGGCTACGGGCATCAGCTGGCCTCCGCGAACTCGATGCTGTTCACGTCGAGGAATTCCTCGAACCCCATGCCTCGGCTGACAACCAAGTTGAGGGCGAAGTCGGGCACGTGCCCGTGGTCGTGCTTGAGTGCGCCGAAGATCTGGAAGGCCTTCAGCTTCGGAATGCGAAGAATTCCGTCGGGGTCCCTTGACCATCCGTCGCGCACGGGTGTAGGGTCGTTCTCACAGGTTGCGGTGGTCCTCACAGCAAACCTCCTTCGAGCAAGCTCCCCTGCACGGGAGCTTTTTCTTTTTCCGGCAACGCCGGTTTCTGCACCAAGGTCTTCTGAGCGAGAAGGAGCAACGAAGGAAGCTCACCACGTTGCTCGATGTAGTCGAGCGTGGTTGTCTCGGCGTTGTAGGCCATTCGGCGCCAGTTCGTGTTCGTTGCCTCTTCGAACGCGTCATACAGTCGCGAGTAGATCGCCGTCACCGATCGGCGTGGCGTGGCGTTTGCCTCGACCAGAGCGTAGAGCCTCTCCCTCGGCGTCACGCTGATACCCTCGCCTTCTTCCGCGCCTTGATCGCTTCGTCGAGGAGGACACGGGCCATTTCCGACATCGACTGACGACTCTCGATCCTGGCCTCTTCCTTCACCTCGAAGAGTTGTTCGTCGGTCGTCTTGATGCCGAGATACCTGGTCAACTTCGGGTCATCCATCAACTTCCTCCTTGAACTAGGTTAAACCTATACAAACCTAATAGTCAAGCACTAGGTTAAACCTAAGCCGATAATTTGCGTATGGAACCTCCCAGGGCCCCGAGATCCGAGAAGCGCGTGTACTTTGGAACCAAGATTCTCCCGGACACCCAGGCAGCGATCGCCGCGCTGGCGATTGAGGAGAACAGGTCGATGAGCAATATGGCCGAGGAGATCCTGACTCGATGGTTCCGCGAGCACCGCCCTGACCTGCTGCCTGGTTCCCCGACAGTGAGCCCATACCGCGACGAACTCGACGGCCGAAAATAGATCCTCACCACCGCCCCCTGAAGGCTTCCCGCAACTTCGTCCAAACCGCGACGAGCTCGTCGGTCCCCATGTGGTCGAGGTCCTTGTCCACCACCGACCTCACCGTCTTGTTCCAGACTGTCGCGTAAGCCTGGCGCGAACCGGGCCGCGCCTGGTCGACCACCACAACCCTCATATCCCGAATGTTTTTGCGCAGCTGAGCCTCACCGACCGAAGGCGCAACCGGAGCGGGACGGAAGTCCAACTCCCCGGACTCGACACCGTGCGCGGTCGACCAAAGTGGCTGAACGCTGGCCGGCTTGAGACCGAAGCCCTCACCTTCAGCCAACAGACTCGATTCGGAGCCGCCACCGAAGCCCTGTTCCTCACCCAGGGGCGTCAGCGCCTCACGGTCGATCGCATCCCATGCGTCCAGCAGCGCCTTGTCGGCAGGAGCGAAGCACCAGGCCTGGAACTTCCCCTCAGCGCAGCGGTTCCCCCGGGCCTGCATCTGCTCCAGCCACTCCTTGGACCGGATCTGCGTGAGGCAAGCGATGTGCGTGATCTCGGGGACGCTGAGGCCCTCATAGGCCATCCCGACCGTCACCAGGACCGACACTCCGCCGCGCTTGAAGTCGCGGATCGCGCGGGCGGCCGCCGGGCCGTCGTCGCTGGTGGCGATCTCGACGTGGTGAGTTCTCGCGATGAAGTCCCGGTAGGTCTCGGCTGTCTCGATGTCAGGAGCCACAACAAGGACCCGCGCCGCCGAGTACTCGACTCGGTGGCCCTCCCAGTGGTCCAGTGTGGCTCGGATGACCTGGAACGCGAACTCGGTGCGGAGTGCGGTGAACACAGCGTCCGCGCGGGACTCCCCGGAGCGCCGGATCGACTCGACTCGGCGGTGAATGCCTTCCTTGCTGATCCACTCCGCGGCCCCGTCGATCGTGACGAGTTCAACCGGGAGGATGTTCCCGTCCCGCAGCGCATCGCCGCGGCTATAGCGGATGACGCGGACGCCTGGCCGGTCCTTGAGGTCGACCAGGTCGCCGTCGTACTCCATGCCGTGGATCGCGCGGCCGTCGTGGCGTGAGAGTGTACCGCTCATGTCGACGACCAGGGCGGCGGCCTCACGGATGGGTCGCAGATCGTCGCCCCAGGTGGCGTCGTCAGCTACGTGGTGCCCTTCGTCGCAGACCACCACCACGCGACGGGAGCGGACGAACTCGAGATGAGCGGCCGGACTCGACCCGATCGCCTGGTAGGTGGTGATGTAGCCGTCGGTGCCGCGAGTCGGATCGGGCTCGTTGCCCTGGGCGGCTCGCATCCGGCGAGGCGTCGGCATCCTGGGATCAAGGAATTCGGCCTCGCCCTGCTCCTTGAGGGAGTTCCGAGGGACCACCCATAGAACCGCATCGGCGAACCGCGGGACGAGGACGGAGGCGAGGATGACCGGGAGCTTCGACTTGCCGCCCCCCGGAGCGACGGCGGCGATGATCTGGCGTACGGCGAGGCCGTCGAGGATCTGGAGGCAGAGTGACTGCAGGGCGGCTTGCGGGGGACGGAGGGTCATCGGAATAACTCCGGGTGGGCTCGGTTGCCCTTCATCCAGAGAACTTCGGTGCGGCGCACAGAACCATGCGCCCCGTGCGTCCACGTCGCGGCTTCGACCCTGTTCCATCCCGAGTAGAGTTCTTCGTACAGCTCGGAAGGATAGCCGCACACGATGACCGACCCACGGAGCCCCTGCAGTGTCTCCGCCAGCCTTGCGTGGTCGTCATCAGTCATCTCGAACCTGTAGGCGCCCTTGCCTCTGTTGTGGGCCCTTGTGCTCGCTACGTATGGTGGGTCGACGAAGTGAAGCGTTTCCGCCGAATCGTGGGCTAGAAGCACCTCGGCGGCGGTTCGGTTCTCGATGATCACGCCCCGAAGACGTTCCATGATTGCTTCCAGGTTTGGCCCCGTCCTGGACCAGTCCATTGCCGGATGGGTGCCGCGTTTCTTTGCGTCGGCACGGAATCCAGTCCGGTGGCGGCAACTGGCTCCGGTCGAACCCACGGCCATGCCGGCGCGCACCATAGTCCGCCGGGCTTGCTCGATGGGATCGTCCGAAGGCAGGTATGCGAGATTGAACTCTGCGCGTGCGAACGGTGTTAACTCGATGACACGCCGGAGTTCATCGCCATGGTCCCGGGCGACACGGAACAGGTTGACGATTTCGCTGTCCATGTCGTTGTAGACCTCGGCGTAACTCCTTTTCTTTCGCATGAGCACCGAACCGCCGCCTCCGAA